ACTATCAATTTGTTCTAGGTAATCTGTGTAACTTATAACTGCTTGTTCTTCAAAGTAACCTACCATTCTATGTGCAACTTTAGGAAAGAATATGTATAGAAACATATAGAAATGCCAGAATAAAGCCTGTGCTATAATAATCATCCATCTTTCAAATCTATTTGGTTTTGCAATCTGTATGAATATCATAAGGTGCATACGCTCATTCTCAGCCTCTTCAAGTAGTTGTCTTATCCAACCTCTATCATCTGGTCTCATTCTTCTCAAACTTCTCAAATGATTCCACATGCCTGCCACCATACCTGGCACACCTGCTACCGTTTCTAATACAACGGCTCTATGCCCATATCTCTTTGCAAAAAATGTGTCTGCGAACCACCTTAATCTCATTGTAAAAAATAAGGCGCATTTATCTCCAAAGTCTAATGGTTTTTTGTGTATCATTCATTAGGACCAAACACCATCTCTGACTTGATGGCAAATTTTCTTCTATAATTAAGAACATCATTAAAAAAATCAATGACATCTGGTAATCCAATGCCGTGTCTTCGCATAATTTTTTCTTTAACCTCAACATGAACAAATGGTTTATACTCTTTTATATAATTAAGACCACCTCTACATACATCTAACTCATGCCCCTCAGCGTCTATCTTTATATAATCCACTTTTGGTAAATTATTAAGGTCATCTAGTCTTTTTACCTCAATATCAATATTACCTGTGTCTGAAATGTAAGTATTGCCTGTTTCATTTTCATTCCACATAACTTTTACAACACCCTCTTTATCTGATAAACCGTAGGGTAATAATTTGTAATTATCTGCCGTAACATTGTGATGAATACAATCTCTTACTGCGTTTATGGGTTCAAAAGCATATACTCTTTTAAATTCTTTACACATATCTTTTAACCAAAACCCGACATGAGCGCCAATATCTAAAGCATTGCCTAATTCACCTTTTTGTTCTTTGACAAAATTCAGTATGGCTTTTCTATGTACTTCTTGATAACCCTCGTCTGTTATGTATTGTTCAAAGTGTGTATCATTCGCCGGTAGATACCAGCCCTTTATTAGCTTCATACTTATTTTCTCCTTGTAATTCATTTATATAGTGCCATGCTTTACGATTTTGTATTTCTTCTATATTAAATTGACATTGTGTTAAAAAGAATACATGCTGTCTGATTTTATCTTCATCTGGATAATATGGGTTTTCTATATCACTTATCTTTTTGTTACTTAAAAAATCACTTGCACTAGGTCCTAAAACAATTGATGGCACACCCTCCATAACAGAGTGAAGACCAGCTACACTTGCAAATGTTATCGTGCAAAATATTTTATCTCTACTCAATTGGTTACCTAAAGTATTTGTTGTCATTCTTTCAGTTCTACCTGGTTTAGACCTGAATATAACTTTTCTATCTGTATATTTTTTAAGTTCTTCTATAACGCCTTTAGTCCATTCTTTTGAATCTATGTTGTAATGTTCAAATACTTTTAATGATGGTTCAATAATTAAAATGTTATCACCTATTTCTTTTTTAGCCCTCCATGGTACAACTGGTCCTCTAGTCATTTCGGGTTTAAATTGGTCATAATCAAATAAAAAAACTTTTTTAAATTTATCTGTAAAGTATTGTTCTCTACCTATCAAATCAAAACCTAAATGATTTAACACTTGATAATTATTTTTAGTAATTCTATGCCATTCTTTATGTTTTGTTCCGTCATAATTATTAAAATAACCTGTGTCAATATAATAAAAATCTTTTGTGTAATCAATCTTTTTTTTAGATTGAGCCATGCCACGCCATACTTGTAGATTAGGCATATCGCTAGACCGTCTTAAACCTAATACATAATGGTCATCTAAAGGACCATATTGTCCAAAACTAGATTTCATCTTTTACATGCCTCCAAAAATCACCACTTCTTAAATCAAGAATATTCCAATGACTATGTGTATATCTTTTGAAGAAGTTATCTCTGTTAATTTGTTTTGGTTTTTCTATATCACTTAACTCACCAGACCTATCTTCGTAAAAGAAACATGTTGGTGATGTAACAAATAAATGTCTGCCTTCTATTATTGCTGGAGCAGCCGCTGATGAGGCAAAAGTAACCACAGCATAACTATCTCTAATTGTTTGTATTAAGTCTGGATATTCACGACCTGGATTATGTATGGATATTCTACCTGTGTTAAAGTTTGAATCATTGCTTGACCATTCTGTAAGTTTTTTTGCATTTTCAGATTTATCATTTATATTTGCTTTATGAAATCTTACAATAAAATTTCTATTAGTGTGATTACTTAATTCTAAAATGGTTTCTCTTGCCCATTCATGTGCCGGTTTACCACCTCCACCATAACCCTCAGCACCTCTATTACAAACAAGTAAAATAGGACCGTTTGTATTTTCATAATCTTTAACGGTAATATTTTTATTTTTCTTTATACTATTCCACCTGTCTTGCCAATTATCTTTTAAAAAATGTTTTGCTCTAGGGTGGTGAACATGACCATAAGGTAATCTAACATATCTTAAACCTAGTTCAGTTTCTTGTTTTTTAGATTGACTACCAGTCTCATATCTACTTTGATATGATATCAACACATCTGAATCCATAAAAAATATTTTACCATCTTCTACATGTTTTTCTTGTAAGGCTCTTCTTAACAATGACATTTTATTTGTAGGTCTAAAACTTTCACCTTGATAACTAAAACAAAAAGAATACTCATAGTCTGCAACAGGTTCATGTTCTTCTATCAATGTCGCTGAATGGTCAGGATTGTGGTTGTTAATACCCTCTGCAAATGCTTTTACCCATATTTGCTTATGATAGTCAACACCACCTGTCGTTGTATTTAAATAAACGCCTACTTTCATCCTATTAACATACACTCTTTATAATTATAAAACCAATCTTGTGAATAATCACAATCTTTATACTCTTTAAACCAAGGACCACCCTCTGTATAGTGAACATTCTTTACATCTTCGTTATGTTCATACTCACCAACTAGCCAGTTCCACTCTAATGGTATTTCACCAATTAGGTCTTCACTTTCTAACCATTTGTATTGATGAAGTTCTAAACCACTTGCCTTATTAACATAGTCTGGTGTTAATGTTGTACACTTCTTACAATTCATTAACATAAAACTTGACCAGTTTTTCTTTTCATATTTTGTTTGTACTTGGCCTAAAAATTTCTTTTCATCTTTAGGTGTATAGTCATGTTTACAAACTTGCACGGCATATCTATCATCTCTTAAACGCCATAGTTCAGCGATATCCTCAAACATTAACATATCACAATCCATAAACAAAGCCCACCCTTGATAGTTCATAAGGTGAGGTATCATAAATCTACTAAAAGAAAACTCTGTACTAGAGATATTGTTTCTTTCTCTTACAAAATCATCTTTTAGATTGTTTAATGCTATTGGTGTTATAGATACAGGCTTTGTGCTATTTTGTATAATACTATGTGATAATACATTATAGGCCACCTTTTCTTTACTATCATATCCTATAAAAACATTTATCATACTATTGCCTCGTTGGTGTATTTGTTTAAATCATCTTCATCTGTTCTATGTCCAACCGATTCTCTTTTTATGTCATTATGGTCAAATTCTGCCCAATATAACTCAAATGCTACGCCGTCTTCCAGTCCCTCAAACTGGTGAAAAACACCTGGTTTTACTCTCGTAAAATCACCTGCATTTAAAATTGTCTCATCAACTAGGTCATAATCTTTTTGCCAAACTCTGACTAACATTTTACCAGATTCTACATAAAAACCATTCCACTTAAATTGATGTTGGTGTTTTGAACATGCAACATTCTTTTTAAATTCTATTCTATGAAACTCTAACACGCCGTTTGCATGTATAAGTTCAGTTTGTCCCCAAATTTTACCAGCTTTCATACATTCCACCTCTTTTCATCTTTCAATATTTTACCTTTCATATGACCTATATAGTCTTTAATTACACTAAACCTAGACCATACATGTCCAATATGGCCGTCTGGACATAACTTGTGCTGAGGTTTGCCATTGAGATATTTTAATCTTACTTGGTCCCATACATAACTATCATGCCACTCTTCTAAATTAAACAACTCATCTTCATCATAATATCTTCTTAATTGTTTAATAAATTCTATTGTATCATTATTTTTTAAATTATAACCAACAAATCCACATTCTGAATATTGATTAGTTCTATTTAGATAACATATTGTATTGTTCTCTGGTAATACTTTATCTAAAATATATTGTTCTGTAATAGGTTTTAAAAATACTGCGTCTGCGTCAACCCAAAATACATAATCATAATCACAATCTAACATAAGGTGAGTCTTTGCATAAATTTTATATGCAAATCTACAAGCGTCTCGTTTAAAATCTGTGCCTGGAATAATTTTACTAGGGTCTTTTTGGTCTGTTGACCATACATTTTTAGGATTATTTCTGTCTAAAAACTTTTGTAATTCTGGATTTGTTTCGTGAATATTACGGTGTATAAAATTTCTAGGAGGATTAGATGGATGCCAACCCTCATGGTAAACATATGTATCAAATGGCCAGTTAAAACTGGTATAAAACATATGACCGTAATAATGGTATAACTTTTCGTTAAGACTTGTTACTAATGCTATTTTCATAACCAACCTTTGCTACATAATAACTATCAACAATATCAGATATAGGATTGCTTACTTTTTCTGTATCAAATATTTTTTTCAAGTCAATTTTAGTTTCTTTTAAAAATGCCTCATACATCATATCTTTATCTGCATTACCTTTTCCTGTTGCACCTTTTTTGACAACACTAGGCACAACCGTTTTGTAAGATAAAACATCTTGTTCAAGTCTGTATTTAAGAATGCCACAATTTTCGGCAATTTGAAATAGGCCTTGACCTTTTGACCCATATGAATACCCTTCAATAAAAATTTCATAATTACCTTCATGTAAATCATATAACACATAAAACACCCAATCAGATATTAGGCCAAATCTATGCATTGGATTATCCCAATCATCATGTAATTGTCCTTCAATATTATCAGACATTTTACCATCATACTTTTTCTTATTAGTTAGATAGTAAAAGTTTAATTTATCACCATTCATTACACAAATGGCAGGACTTGTTAAACTATAATCAATTCCAATTATCGTCTTCGTCTTCGTCTTCGTGGTTGACCCATTCGACATCATCATCCTCATCAGTTACTTCAAAGCCACAAAATGGGCATGTAAGAGGTTCTAAATCTTGCTCGTCAATGTCCCATGCTATGGTATATTTAGTTTCACAGGAAGAACAGGTTTTTGTAGTTTTATTATTCATTATTTTTTACAATCTCTCCTCATTTCTGGTATAGAATACCAAGGAGCATTTATTCTATTAAAAAAAGTTATAAATGTTAATCTTTCCTCTCCTGGTTTTAAATCCCAATCTGCGCTGTGGTAATATCCACCGTCAAATGCTACCATACTATTGTATTCACTATTAACAGAAACTAACTTTTGAAAATTATTATTAAAAGTTAATTGTTTATTTTTATAATCTTCACTAGCCTTACCTGATTTATAATAGTTAAGTGTTTCATCACTAACTAATTTTAAATATGTATCGCCCTTATCAGGCTGAAAACCTGCTTTTTTAGGTTTATATAAACTTGTACCTGTATTAGTTTTACCAGGTGTTAAATATATAATTGATGTTAAAGCACTAGTATTATCAGTATGTATCCAACCTGAATTGTCCTCTTTAATATCTTCATATTTTATTAGTTGAAAATAACTTTTTGTTTCCCAACTTACATATTTTGTTTCTTTACCATAAACTAAACTCATAATTTTTAGATGTACAAAATCAAAAAAATTAGTATCTAACTCATGTAATAGTTTTGTTCTAGCACCAGGATAAAGACCATCTTCAGGTTTAGTAAATTCTAAACTCATAGCCCATTGTCTTATCTCGTCAGGATTATCAAAAAAGTTTGTGGTATAATATAAAGGATAATACATTTTATAATTTAAACTTCTTAAATTGATCCTTTTTCACATCTTGTTTAATGCCACCAATTACATAAGACTCAATTTCTGTTTCTTGTGGAGCATTTTGCATTGACTTGCTATTTAGCCAATGGTCCACCCATGGTAGTGGATTTGTTTTTTGTTCGTATCTTGGTTCTAAACCAATACCTTTCATTCGTCTGTTTGCCATGTACTCTACAAACTGGTGTAATAGTTTTTCTGATAAACCTATCATACTGCCTTTTGAAAATAGATATGTTGCCCACCTTTTTTCCTCTGCCAATGCTTCATCATACATTTTATAAACTTCTTTTTCACATTCTTTTCTAATCTTTAACATGTCTTTATCATCATTACGGTCATGCCAATTATTAATCACGGTCTGCGACATTGCAAGGTGCTGACTTTCATCTCTTGCAATAAAGGATATAATCTTAGCACTACCCTCTAGTAATTTTAATTCACCAAATGCAAATGAACAAGCGAATGATACATAGAAACGCAAGCCCTCTAATATGTTTACCGTTACCATTGCAAGATACATTTTCTTTTTAAGTTCATAAAGGTCAACTTTATCTTTATCTAAATGCCATCTATAACCCATTTCAATTAAATCATCATAAGTTTTTGTAACTGATTGACTTCTCTTCTCAATTTTCTCATCTTTAATTATAGTATCAAAAACTTCATTAGGATTAGAATACAGGTTTTTTATTATATATGTGTAACTTCTACTATGGATTGTTTCTATAAAATCCCATGTAACAATGCAACCCTCTAATTCTGGATTAGAAACAAAAGGTAAAAATGCAAGGCAAGGCCCTCTACCTTGAACACTATCTAACATTGTTTGGTATTTTAAATTAGATGTAAATATAAATTTTTGTTGTTCAGATAGTTCTTGATAATCATTTCTATCTTTCTGTAAAGAAACCTCTTCAGGCCTCCAGAAATATCCTAATTGTTGTTGATTGAGTTTGTCAAATATAGGATATTTCATATCACTATATTGTTGCACTTGCAAATCCTCACCAAAAAACATTGGTTGTTTCATTACATCTAGGTTCTTATCTTTATTAAATACACTTCTTGCCATTTTAGTCCTTGCTCTCCTTTAAATCATAAAAAAACTTATCGTCATCACCTGCTGTCCACTTTTGTTCTCCCTCTACACTATACTCTATCGTGGACACCTTGAAGTCAGGAAACTTCAATTCGCTTGGAGTATAAGACTTATCGTAGAAGATAACTCTATTATTAGGTTGAGCGGCAAAATGGCCGTTCTCTAACTTTAAAATATTAAATGACTTATGTTGAGATGGTGTCTCACTATAAGTTACATTTCTTTCTAAATTTGTACTATTCGCATTATCAATTGTAAACATATACCAACCTTTATACCACTTTTTACTTGGTGACAAATACTTACATTGGTTGCCTGAAAGCATTTGTTTTTCTGTAATACATATGTCATAACTAAAACAATCCCATAACTGAAGTTCAGTTAGAGGAATATCCTCCTTAATATCTTTCTTCCATACAAAAGCACTAATTGGTAACTTATCAAATAAGGCACCATACTCTGGTATATAAGTTTCAAAATATAAAGCTCTGCCTTGAATAGACTTTGCTGTAACCCATACACCCTCAACTAATTCACCATGACCTTTTTGTAGGTCGTAAAGATATTCT